CATGCAAAGCGTGGATAAACAAGTGATTGGCTGAGATGTTTCCATTAACTTCAATGACATTCGCAGAGAAATCATCAATCATAACATTAGCACCCACTTGAAGCTTTGGATCAATGAAAACATTACCACTGATTGTCAATACATTCGCACCAAATTCATCGAGGACAACATTTGAACCGATTGTCAAAAGGTTTGAAATGTGAGTGTTTCCTTCAACAAACACAACATTTGAGGCAAACTCATCCATAATGAGATTGGAACCCACAGTCACAACATTAGTTGTGTGGAGGTTGCCAGAAACATAGACAACATTTGAACCATATTCATCAATGATAAGGTTTGAACCCACAGTGACAACATTTGAAACATGGGCGTTGCCTTCAACGAAAACAACATTTGAGCCAAACTCATCAATCACCAAATTAGCACCAACAGTGACAACATTAGTTGTGTGAAGGTTGCCAGAAACAAATACAACATTTGAACCATATTCATCAATTGTCAAGTTGGAACCAACTGTAATGACATTGGAAACATGGGCGTTGCCTTCAACAAATACAACATTAGAACCAAATTCGTTAATAACAGCATTGGCTCCAACTTCAACAACATTGGAAACATGCGCATTACCAATAATTGTTAAAACATTCATGCCTTCTTCTTCAATGAACAAGTTGGCACCGACTTGGATGACATTGGAAACAAAGATATTACCAGTGACAGTAATAACATTTGAGAAAGTATCATCCATCACAATATTGGCACCAATTGTCAAGGCATCTGTAAAGAGGCGCTTGGCGTAAATGTTGTCAGTGACACTTAAATCACCAACATTTGAGGTGCACATATTGGAATATTTAATAACTTCATGTTCCTCGCTATAAACCAAAAGGTTGGAGAAAACATTTGTAACATCACGAACTGGCGCCAAATACAAGGCATCCGCGTTAGTTGTTTCCAAGGCAATCGCATTGGAAGCATTAATAACAATTGTGTTCATGTGTTGGTTTGTAGTGGCAGCTAATTCACCAATCGCGATTGATGAACCACCTTGGGATGTTTGACCCGCGAAGGATCCAATAGCAATTGAGTTCGCGCCTTGTTCTGTCTCACCCGCGTTTGAACCAATAGCAATAGCCATTTCACCTTGGCTTGTCACACCAGCCAACCGACCAATACCAATAGACGCCGCACCATAGGCATCGTATGATTCAGAGCCAATGTGCACTGAATTCTTTGTTGGGTCTCGGTTGAGGATTGTAATGGAAGTGTTCGCTTCAATGTTGCTATCAATAACAAAAGCAGCGTGAGCATTTTCAAACAAAATAGTCTCAGTTGTCACATTTCCATTGAGTGAAGCATCTTGAATATTGATGCTCACATTTGTCAAGAGAGAACCATCACCAATGTGGTAGAATGCAGTCACATTACCATAAATGTTGAAGGTCTCAATCAAGTTGGAATGTTCCAAGGAATCCACTGTAAGGGTAGTTTCAGATGCAGAATTCAAAGTCTTCGCCAAGATGAATTCATTGCTTGAGTGTGTGTAAAACAATGCAATATTGGAATCCATTTGCTCCATCACAATACCAGTATCACTACCCACACCAAAGTTAGCATTACCCAAATGAATGATTGGATCATCCACAACTAAATTCTCTACACCCACCGCTACAATGTTTCCATCTGCATGAATATTTCCAGACACTCTCAAGGTGCCATCAATGGAAACTAAATTTGGTGACATTGTCATCACCGTGTGATCCACAATCTCATTATTCGCCGTGTATCCCAAGACATTTGCAGCCAAATCCGCAACATGTCTGATTGGCTTAATGTGTAGAGTGTTGCTCTCAAACGCCTCTAACGCCTCGGGTGATGCATTCAAAATAATTGAATTTTCAGGTTGTGAATTTGTCCCCGCCAATGTGCCAATGGCAATAGTATTGGCTCCTTGGTTGTTTGAACCCGCATTGTAGCCAATAGCAATCGCTGACAAATTCTGTGAAATCTCACCCGCACCAGTGCCAATCGCAATGGAATCTGTTTGTTGATCAAAATGCCCCGCCTTGGAACCAATCGCAATGGTTCTTGAATACCAATTACCCTCGTAATTCGCAGAGCCAATCTTAATCTGTTTCTCTTCGTCGCCCAAAATAATCACACCATTTGAGGTTGAGATGTTTGAAGTAATTTCAAACGCCGTAATCGCATTCGCCAAAACCAATGTTCTAAATGTGTTCGCATCTTGCTCCGCCACAGTTTGCAAATTACTTGTAATATTTGACAAATACCTACCATCACCATGGTAGTAGTGTGCGGACATATTTCCATTTAGAACAAATACATTCTCCTCGGGATATAAGTCTTCAAAGTATGCTATAGAACTTATATCCACCAAATGTTCTGGATTACTATTACCGAAACCACTCATACCCCAAGGAGCAATGAATGCAGTTGGATAACCTTCAAAAATGAGAGTTTCTTGAACTATATTACCAATTTCTGCAATTGCTTGCAAGTTCATGACAATTTCAATTGAACCAAGATCATACAACTGTTTCGCTACTGGGTCATAACCCACAACATTCGACGCGTACTTATTAAACTCCAGGTCTGTCACAAGAGTACCTGAACCTCCTCCAGCTTTCACCATATTTAGAATAGAGTTAGAAAATTATATTAATTAGCATACATCAACGCCGCTTGTCCATTCTGAACCCTAAGTATATTATAACTTATAGCGTATGTTGGATATGTAATTGGGTATAATTCACTATGTAATTTAAAACTTGAAACTCTACTAAAATTGAGGCAACCAGTTGGTTGAAGTTGAGTAACAGATATACCGAAAGCGTACATCATTACATCAGGAATCTGTGTGTTGTTTGAATGATAATAAGCAGGGATGTGAACGAAGTGTGGAACACAATATTTCCAATCACACATGTCTTCTCCATTTACAGACATTTTCATTTTATTGTAATTTACATTAATATCACCATAAAGTCGTGTATCTGAGTTAATAAAACATTTCACAGGATGGTTAAAATTTAGTTCTTGAACCCAGTCACCAGATGCTTGGTTCTCCTGAACTTGAGTAATCAACATATCAAGTGGACGGGATCTCAAAGATTGTCTTTCTTCTTCACCCAAATGGTAGTAATTGGCATAACACTCCCAATCATAGAATTCTGCATCTCTGCCCCAATACACTCTTACCTCCACATCGTGGTATTGCATAGCACACAATGGGAGAGCAGATTGAACATTTTCACAGAAAAAGAAACGGAATGGGAAGAAATAAGAAGTTCCTGATAGACCTTGGTGACAACCGTAGAAACTTTTACTAATGTTGTTCGCCAAGAAATCAATAGCACACGCCTCTGTAAAGAGGGATGTCTGACGATCTATCAATCTACCACCAATATATAACTCAACATAATCCACTAAAGTTGTCCAATCACCAGAGGCATACGCTTGCAAAGAAACTGGATCACTTGGTGCAATATACATGTATCCAACCAAATCACCATATTTTTCAACTGGAATAGTTGAAAATGTTCCAGCCTTGGGTTTACCAGTCATACGCAATTTTTCTGGGCCTTGACTGAAGTTTGTATGTCTTTTATATGAGCTATTAAAAAATGAAATTTCTGGATCCCCAGTCAAATGAACATCCTGAGCTCCAACCGCCACTAACCGCTGAATTGCTGAAGAACTCATACTAATTTAATTATTAATCATATTTTTTTAATAGACAATAAAACATGATTGATAACTATAAATTTATGGAAGAATGACACTTGGGCTCATACATTTGAATCTAAAAACAAGGAAGTGTTCATCAGTGCCTTGAGCTGGTTCTGGTATAGTATTACCAGTTTGATCTAATAAAGAAACTGTTAATCTATCAACTCGGCGAATTGGATTTGGATATTCATGAGTAATTTCATAATGATCTCTCTCTCTAAAATTAATAATCTGTTCACTTCCTGTATGTTCTGATGCAGTTACTATACTCGCAAAAGCGCCTCTAACTCTAGAAATTTCATTTGCACCGTTATACTCTGCAGAAGCTCTTTCACTAAACAATGTTTTAAGTTCATCAATGTCCACATATAAATGTTGAACGGAATCATTTGTGTGAATGTGTGTGCTCAACAATTTAGCTTGAACAACATTCTTTAATGGTTCATTTAAATAAACTGAAAAAGTGTTTTTACTCGCCTGACCCAAAGTATCAACTGTGACGGTGAAATAATCATAATTCTTATCTGGCAAGTCCATTATACTATATATTTGGTTTTATTTTTTACACAAGTGGCTCACCGATGCCACCGACAAGTTCGTAGTCAGATTGATCGTAGACAATCTTTTGAATACCACACGCACCCCCTGGGGTCAAGTCCTTAGTGTATGGAGAACCAAGCTTGGCTCCTGGAACACACTCTAAGCTGTATGGGAGACCCGCAATAGAATCGGTGTTTTTCTCCTTGATTTGGATTTCCCGGAGAGCGTAGGCAGAGGAACCCTTGAACATTTGAAGGAGAACGGCAACCGCAAAAATTATAACAATCCATTTGAGAATCTGTTTATTGGTATTGTTCATACCAAACATTTTGTATATATTGGTATAAGAAAAAAAGTGAGTTAAAAACGAAAAGATAATTTAAAGCATAAGAGTATAATGGAAGAAATTGTCATTGACCGGGGTGATGCTCCAACCATGAATTTAGACGAGGATGAACAGCGCCTGTGGGATGAGATTGAAATATCAAAACAGAAAAAATCAAAACCCCTGAAAAGACCGGGACATAGACCAGCTCCTCCAACATACGAAGACACCTTGGATGATGAATTAGATGCTTTCGCGAATCCAATGAAGCAACAGGCTGAAAAACCTTCACCACAAATGTTCGGAAACCCACCAGATGAAGATGATGACGATGATATGATGGATTACCAGTCAGAAGCAGGAAGTTTGACACGACAACCCCAAGCCGAAAAACCATCTACTGGATATTTCAGCGTAGATGATGAAAAAGCAGACTTGTTAAACAAGCTTACCAGACTTGAGAAGAAGGGGTTTTCCATAAATAAACGCCTTAATGCCTACTCAGATATAAATGAGATGAGAGCGGAATACAAGCGTATCATGTATGGCATAGAAGTTGAACAATCTATCAAATTTTCCAGGAGAATGCTCGTAGCGTGCACAACAGGTTTGGAATTCCTTAACAGACGATACAACCCATTTGAATTGCAATTGGAGGGTTGGTCAGAGTCTATTATGGAGGATATTGACTCATATGATGGTGTTTTTGAAGAACTTTATGCGAAATACAGAGCCAAGATGCAAATGGCTCCAGAAGTCAAATTGATTATGATGTTGGGTGGTTCAGCCATGATGTTCCACCTTACAAACAGTATGTTCAAGGCTGCTATTCCAAATGTCAATGATATTTTGAAACAAAATCCAGGACTAGCACAATCAATGATGTCAGCGGTTAAAAACACTGTTCCCAGAGGTCAAGCACCAGCTCAACCCAACCAACAATCAGCAGCAACAGGGGAAGAATACGAAATGGCGGGTCCAGGTATTGACTTGTCACAGTTGATGGGAACCATTTCAATGCCACCACCACCACCAATTTCTTCAACCGCAATCAGTAGACCAGAACCAGTCCCACAAGAAGATGATGATGTTTCTGACATTGTCTCAGACCACGGTGAAGAAGAAACCCAGGAAGAGGAACAGGTTAAGGAAGTTGCCATCCCATCTACAAAACCCAAGAGAGGAAGAAAGTCCAAAAAGAATGAAATAAATCTTTGATTATATAAATGTTAAGCTATGCTTTCTTAGAGGAGGAAGAGGTTGAACAGAAGAAACCTCCCTCGCTAATTACCAAACAAATGGTCGCGCCTACTATGGTGCCTACTAAATCACCTGTGTCCCAGGACGAAACAGAGTGTAATTTAGTAGTCATGTTCTTCGTTTTCGGAGTTCTTATATTGGCTGTAATGGATTCAACCAAGCGTTAATTATATTTTGTAATAAAACACTTTTGGAGTTTTTTCCTTCAAAAATATTTTATTTATTTGTTCTTTAATTGCTCCTTCAACTCCGCGACTTCTTTTTTCAATTCTTTGATGCCTTCAACCAAAAGACCAACCATGTTCCCGTATGCCAAACTATACATACCTTCTTCATTTCCTATAACAGCCTCTGGCAACACTTCAAATACTTCTTGTGCCACCAAACCTGTCATTTGCTTATCATTCATTGTAAATGTATAACCGTTCAATTTATCAATCTTTTCAAGAGAATTATCAATCTTAACAATATTACTCTTCAACCTAATATCTGATGTAGCAGTCACTTGGGGTGCTGTTATAGTCCCGCTGCCATTAACATTTCTGAACCATGAATCACCATTTACATCACGAGCTACAAGAGTTCCACCATTTGCCACCGCACCAGCATTTGTTGTTATTGTTCTATTCTGACTACCGTCAAATTGTGTAGAACTATCGGCGAAAGTAATGTAGCTTGATGCGCTATTCAAATACAAATTACCCGCCAACACTGGGTTATTCAAATCAGATGTAACCTTGGATTCGCCATACAACAACATACCATTACTGTTAAGCTCTAAAACACCTGCAATCGCAATACCGTCTTCACTAAGCGTGACAAGACCATCACCAAAAGTAATGACCTTATCAGTATACATGTTAAGACCATTGCTATTTACATTAGCAACATCAATATCATCGCTTCTAAATCTAATATCCACTGCGCTTCTAGCATTTAAGAATGTTGTGCCACCACTACCCTGTCTCAATGCATAAGCAATATTTGTTCTATAGTCGTGATGTGTAAAAGCAGCACTATCATTGTGAGTTCCAGCAAGACCAACAACAGCCCGACCAAAGTGGTGATGTGTATCTATGTCATCCATCATATACATTTGACCTGTTGCGCCATCAATGAAACCCAAATCAGCATTGTCAGCCATGAAACGAATAGTTTGAGCTGCATCCGTGTTTATATATGTAGTGCCATTGGCTACTTGCGAAAGAGCATATTGTGGTGAATCAACATGTGTAAAACTAGCTTGATCCGAAAGTCCATTAATGAAACCAATATTAGATCTACCAATCTGGGCATAATTATCTTTATCAAA